GGAATGCAGCATGTGAAGAACAGGCTGGAATTGATCAGCGCTCATCCCGATGTTGCTGCTGCTGTGAAGAAAGGCAAACTGTCCGTCAATCTTGGCATTGCAATCGCCAAGAAAGTCAAGGGAAAGCGGGCGCAGAAGAGAGTGGTCAAAAAAGCCGTCAAGAGTAAGGCTGGTAGGAAGAAGGTTGCTGCTGCTATTGGCAAAGTCGACATCAAGAGGGCGTTCGAAGTCAAGGCAGTAAGCTTGCGCAATCGTTTGGACAAGCTTGTCCGCATTGTCAACAAGAAGAGACGCAAGAGGTCGGAGAAACTACCGTTGCAGTTGGCCGCTCAAGGACCTTACTTCAGCAAGCACAAGGATAAGGAAGTCCGCGCCGCGTTCGTTGCAGGAGGATCGTGGGCAATCTCCGATGTTTTGGCAGCCGCGAAGAGTCGTACTAGCAAGAAGAAGAAAGTAACCGCACGAGGAAAGCAGAAGAAGAGTAGGAAATAAACACACGTCGCTCGCGTATCAACGCGAACGTGTTACTAGACCTCTACCCAGAGGACTTGGCTCGGGTCGCGCGGCGGGTCTTAAAACAAACCTGGACGGCTTTGCTGGATCAGGCTACTGCGCTAATATATTCCAGGTGACGCCCTCACTAGGAACAGGCGAACGCGGGTCTGGCTGCAAGGCAAACTATGCGTGACGCCCGAGAGAGAACGGGACCTTTACTAGGACATTTGAATGACTTTTAGAATTAAACACGGACTTAGGCGGACACGACGCTATGGAATTTGGCGAGGTATGAAAACTCGCTGTTATAATTCTTCGGTGGGACAGTATAAGTATTACGGTGCGAAAGGTGTTCGAGTTTGTGACGAATGGCGGGAAGACTTTAAAGCCTTCTATGATTGGGCAGAAGCTAATGGTTATGAGTCATTCCTTACAATTGATAGGAAAGACAGCTCTGGCGATTATTGCCCAGAGAATTGTCGATGGATTACACAAGCTGAAAATTCTAGTGGAAATTCGAACGGGAAACTTACCGAACGAGACGTAAGGATTATTTGTCGCAGTAGGAGCAAATATCGTGTACTTGCTAAACGTTTTGGTGTAACATCAAACTATATCTACAGGATTAGGGCGAGAGAAAGAAATAAGAAATTTCAATTGTGAGGGCTTGACATGATAAAGAAAACGAAACTTGGTATATTGTCCGTATTCTTGACTATTGATGGAGAAGCTAACTGCTGGGCTCCAGGAGGATGGTCGGTATTTGTTCGTACTAGGGGATGTGGAGTTGGCTGCGTCTGGTGTGACACGAAATATTCCTGGTCATTTAAAGGAGGTAAGGAATTTCTCCCGTACCAGCTTCTGAATCTTGTTAAAGCGACATCTCGCGGAGCTAAGAAGGTAACCATAACAGGGGGAGAGCCTCTTGAACAAGATTGGCCCGCTCTGCAACTGTTCCTAAAGTTATTGCTTGACAATGACTTTGTCGTAACGATAGAAACCTCCGGCACTCAGGATACGATAGACTTTCGTAAGGGGGTAAAAGTTCCGTATCTTCTCCACAGCAACGACTTGTCATTTGTTGTAGATTACAAACTAGTATCTTCCAATTTCAAGGGAACGATGGCTTTGAAAGAGCATTTCTCCCGGTTGCCGGAGGGAGACGTCATAAAGTTTGTCATAGACAACGAAGCAGACTTTTACGAAGCGATGGGGGCCGCTGAATATATCCACCGCTCGGGAACTTGCAAAGCTAAAATGTACTTCTCGCCCTCCCATGGGAACATGGATCCCAGAAAACTATTTGAGATGATGATAAACACAAATCTCCCTGCTTGGAATGTTGGGCTGAACATACAAGGTCACAAATACATTTTCCCTGAAGACATGCGAGCAGAAGAGGATTTCGGAGGAGTAGACTTTAGCAAACGAACTTTGGGAAGGGAGAAGTATTTGGAATCGACTAGGGAGAAGAAAGATGACTAAGCCCTGCATTCTGCTCATCGATTTCAATAATTTGCTCTATCGAGCCACGTTCGCAAACCAGGGACTGTCTTACAGGGGAAAGTTTACGGGAGGAATATACGGATTCATAAACATGATTTCCGGCGCCGTGAACAGGTACAGTGTAGACAGGGTTTTGGTTTGTCATGATACTAAGCCGTACTTCCGATCGGACTATTTCCCTGCGTATAAGCAAAATCGTCAAGGGCTCCAGGACGAGGATGATGTTAAGCGAATAGCAGTAGCACGCTCCCAAATAGCGGATCTGCTCCAGGGGCTGTCGTTTCCCCAGGCAGCGTGTAAAGGCTATGAGGCGGACGACTATATAGGGAAGTATTGTAGGTCCCGCAAGATGTTGCTTTCCCGCATTTTGATAATGTCCAATGATTCGGATTTTTATCAGCTGTTAGGTGGGAAAGCGGGCAAAGTTTATTTAGTCAAAACCGCCGGACTTTATGGACAGCATCAATTCAAAGAAGACTATCCGAAGATCGAGCCGGAAGATTGGCCGAGAGTTATTGCATTGAAGGGAAGCCATAACGGAGTCCCTGGATTTAAGGGGATTGGGGATAAGACGGCCGCACGTTTAGTTGGAGTGGAAGACGGGATCATTGAGGAAAAGTATGGCGAGTCCCCAGATGCGTCAATAAAATTGAAGACTGAGCTAGCTACTTTCCCTTTCCCCAAAGTTTCTTGGCCACGTTTGCCGGCTCCCCGACCAAGTCCGATCGATTACGACTTGTTCAAATTGGAGGAGATATGCGATAAGTATGGAATACGAATGAAGGACGAATTCCATACTGCATTTGAAAGGCTGTCGAAGTAGATGGCGCTCCCTCCGAATAAGTTTTCTGGAGCGTTGCAAGAAAACATCTTGACCCTGCTGTGCTTCGACTCAGAGGCCTGCCCGATTATTATTGCGGCTGTTGATACCAGTCTGTTTGAGTCTGGTGTTTACCGCACAATCGCAGACAGATCGATAGCGTATTTTCGTAAGTACAAGAAAGCGCCTGCGGATCATCTTCCAGACTTGATAGAAGACTTCCTAAGCTCTAAGAAAAAATCTCAGGTAAGAATGTATACGGAAGCTTTGCATGATCTCCGAGACTTGAGCGACGGAATCAATCGCAAGTTTGTGCTTGATGAGATAGCGAAATTTGTCCGCCAGCAATCCCTTCGACAGAGCATTACGATAGCTGCGGAGGAATTACAGCAAGGGAATTTGGATACCGCAGAAAGGCATTTGCTAGAAGGATTGAAGAAGAGGATTATAGTATTTGAAAAAGGAATGACAGTTACGGAGGCTATTGCTAGCCCTTCCCTTTACGATCCCCAGAAGGATTTGATACGCACAGGAATACAGCCCTTTGATGATGATGGAGTGTGTCCAGCGCCTGGAGAATTGTATACTGTCATGGCGCTTGCTAAGAGAGGCAAGACGTGGTGGATGCAATCAATTGGGAAGTATGCCGCTATGCAGAGAAAGAACGTGTTGCATATTTCGTTGGAGATGAGTGAGGAGAAGATAGCCCGGAGATATGTGCAATCGTTTTTCGCAATGACTAGGCGGCCAGAAATATTCTCTGTGCCAATAATCAAACGGGACGATAGAGACCGGTTTTTGAGTCTATCTTCAAAGCGTATGAGGAAGCGGCCATCGCTGCTAGAGCCGAGTAGTAAGAAGAGAGTGAAGGGCAGAGCAAAGAGATTCGGCAAGAAGTTTGACAGGATATTGATAAAGCAATTTCCCACAAATCAACTTACGACTGACGGGCTATATGCCTATCTTGAAATGCTGGAGCAGGAAGAAAGCTTCCATCCAGATTTAGTGATAATTGATTATGCGGATCTGATGAAGTTGGATATTAACAATATCCGTGTCGACACAGGAAGGGTGTACAAGGATTTGCGGGGCTTGGCTGTTGATCAGAATATTGCTGTTGTTACAGCATCTCAAAGCAACAGATCGGGAGAGGACTCTCGCTTGCTAACGATGAAAAACTTTGCTGAGGATTATTCTAAGGCAGGAATCTCAGACAATATTGTTACATACAATCAGACTCCGCAAGAAAAGGAACTGGGATTGGCCAGATTGTTTAGTGTTGCGGCTCGAGACGAGAAGAGCGGGCAGACAGTTTTGATTACGCAATCATATTCATCTGGTCAGTTTGCTCTCGATGCTGTTCGATTGACTTCTGCAAAAACTTATTGGGAAGAAATCGATTCGAAAAGGAGATGAGTATGCGCAAGTGCGGAGGAGAAGACTCCGAAGGACGTTTTTATGATCGCAGAGGTGATTATTTCCGAAAAGGAGTGGATCCGCGCAATCATTTCGGGCGCTTCACCAGCTACAGAGCTATCTCTTCTCATGAACGTCTTAGGGAAGAGGCATTAAAAATCATTAATCTTCTACGGAAAGTTGGTGAAGATACAAACTGGAAAGATCGAGAGCAGACAGACCGTGTATTCGCTTGGTATGAGTTTGATGGATTGCGGGCTGTTTTGGAAGAGGGCGGATCAAATAGATGACAATCGCCAAGAAAGCGTTGGCTGATTATCTCAATAGGAAATTGGACGACTTCACATTCTTGAAGCAATGGAAGAGGGCGGATTTACTGGAAGAACTACGACGCTTACCTGTGCGTCCTAGGATAACGTCCCCGTTCAAACATTGGCATCATCAGCTTGTGTCTCTCTTGCTGTGCTGTTTGTATGACGGCTTCCTGCTCTTCCTTGATGTTGGTTCGGGAAAGACTAGGGTACTGCTAGAGACTTTCGCCTATCGTCGGCGCTTAGGGCAGGTGAGGAAGTTATTTGTAGTCGTGCTGAACGATGTGAATGCTTATAGCTGGGAGGACGATGCTGAAGTACATGCACCGCAGTTTGATATTAGAGTGCTGACAGGTTCGCGGGGAAAACGATGGGCAGATTTTGAAGACGGAGGATTTGATATTCACGTCATCAGCTATGCCGGCTTCCGTACGATGCTGTCGAAGAAAGTGTATGACAAGAAAAAGAAAAAGATGAAGATGATCTTCGATCTGCCGATGATAAAATGTTTGTGTCGTAACGTAGACATGGTTGTGTATGACGAAATACATCTGTGCAAAAACCATCGTTCGCTTACGTTTACGATAGGCAGACGGGTGTCGGCATTATTGCAGTACAGATACGGAGCGACGGGTACGGCATTTGGCAGGGAGCCGGAGGATTTATGGGCGGAGTTCTTCCTGTGTGATCTAGGAGAGACGTTAGGAACGACGCTAGGGCTCTTTCGTGAAGCGTTTTTTAATGAGAGTAAGGGCTTCGGTGGCTGGAAGATTTGGAAATTCGACAAGCGGGAGAAGGATACATTCCGAGAAACTTTGAGGCACAGATCAATTCACTATCGCGACAGCGAGATAGGCGATATGCCTCGGCGGATGAACAAAGTGATAAGACTGAGGCCTCCGACTGAGTTGCAGACGTATTACAACACCGCTCTTGAGTCCTTGCAGATTGCTACTAGGAATAAGGAACTCGAAAATAATTGGGTACGTCTGAGAATGATCTGCTCTGGATTTATTTCCTACAAGAACGAGGACTCCGAAAAGATACAGATTGAGCTTCCGCAAAATCCGAAGATCGATGCTGTAGAGACTTTCATCGAGCAAGTACCCTTAGATAGGAAGGGGATTATTGTTCACGAGTTCATTTACAGCGGCATTTTGATAGAGCGCAAGCTTGAAGAGATGGGAATTGAGTTTGTCTGTTTGAATGGGCGCATCAAGACGGCGCAGAAGCGCAAAAACTATCGACAGTTTAGGGAAGAAGAGGATCCTAGATTTTTGATAATGAATTGGAAGGCTGCAGGCGCGGGCGGAAACTACCAAGTATCACCGTATATGCACTTATACGAAACTCCCGTGTCGCCGATACAATCTAAACAGGTGCGGGGAAGGATACGTCGTAGAGATAGCCTGTATAAGAGAGTCTATTATACGGACAGTATCATCAAGGGCTCAATTGAGGAAGACATTTTGAAGTATTTGAAAGAGGGCCGGGACTTGTATGCAGATTTGATGGGTTCTGGCAAGGGAAGAAAGAGATTGAAGAAATTGAAAGGGGCGTGATTATGGAAATCAAACTTAGGTTGGTAGCAAGATGGAAAAGATTTTGGCATTGTGTTTGGACTATTCATGCCTGCGAGACAGAGTGGGAAGTTGGTCCGGGATATAGATTTGTGACCACGTCAGTAAAATGCCATACTTGCGGTAAAGATTTTGGATGATTATTAGGAGGGCGTTATGAGGGCAATTTTTTGTGGAGATAGGGAGTGGAAAGACTACTACGCGATAAAAGGCGAGATGGAAAAGCTTCCGAAGAGAACCGTAATTATTCAAGGGAGATGTAGAGGAGCAGATAGACTTGCTAAGAAGGCGGCAGATTCTCTAGGATTGACGTGTAGAGGTTACACCGCAAATTGGCCCAAGTATCGTAACGGAGCAGGGCCTGTTAGGAATACTTTGATGCTTCACAAGGAAAGGCCGAAGCTTGTGGTTGCATTCCATGACAATCTGTGGGACGGAAGTGTAGGGACTTTGGATATGGTTCGGAAAGCGATAGCGATAGGAGTGAAGGTTAATCTTTACTCCAACGGAACGTTGCAAGAGGATATTTAAGAGCCATGTTAATGGGGAAATCCATTCAAAATCAGCGAGCTATTTTTGCCAAGTAAACCATTGAAAAGGAGCGGGCCAAATCCGGCGAGTAAACCAATCCGCTTTAGCGGTCCACTTACAACGAGCAAACCAAATCAACATAGTGAGTCTTGTGCAACGAGTAAACCATTGATCTCAAGCGAGCCATAGATGAAAAGTAAACCATCTAAGACAAGCAAGCCAGTTACTCATAGAAAACCATTATTGAAAAGCGAGTCCCGCTCCACCGAGTAAACCAAACCCGCTAAGCGGGCCATACCCAATGAGCAAACCAAAATGAGGAAGTGAGCTAATAAATAGGATTAAACCAAGACGAGGTAGCGAACCCCAGCAAGGAAGTAAACCAGAATGAATAAGTGAGTCGGTTA